CACAGATTCACGATTCTGTACCATTTTGGCTCACAAAAGCCTCGCCGAGGCCCTGGCGTGTGACAAGGCGGCGCAGTTTGCCGTGTGCGGCCTGCCATTCTGGCAAAACCGAGGAGCCCGCGGGTGACAAAGTGTCACACTTGCCATAGAAACCTATTGACCATGACAAAATGTCAATGGCATTCTGGCACCCGATGCCCACCGAGAGAAAGCGCCCCTACCACCTGAAGCCAGATCAGCCCCGATGCCAGGGGGTGACGGCGAAGGGCTCGCAGTGTAACGCCTTCCCAAGGCCCTCGGGGTATTGCCGGCACCACGAAACGGACAGAACCCCGGCCCCGAAGGTGACCAAGGGCCCGGTGGTGGCCCCGGCCCGCAGGGTGCCCCCTGCCACCATGATCGAGCTGCGGGCCATGCTGGCCCGGGTGGCCGTGAGGGTGGAGTCAGGCGAGCTCGACCACCTCACCGGGCAGGCTGTGGCAGCCCTCGGCAGGGTGGCCCTGGCGACTTGCAAGGCCATCGGCGACACCGAGCCGGCCGATGAGCTTGAGGCCATGAGCCCCGAGCAGCTCCAGGCCGAAATCGCGACCCTGCAGGCCGGTGGTAATGGCAAGGCCTGAGCTGCGGGCCTTCGAGCCCTCTACCGACTCTGCCCTGGTGATGAGCAGCTGGGCTCATCAGGTGCAGGGCCGGGGTGCCCTGGCCGAGCTGAGCCCGGCTGAGTACCACCGCCTGCACCGGCCCGTGGTGCTCGGCCTGCTGCAGCGGGTGGCGCCCCTGGTGGCCTGCAGCCCCCATGACCCGGCCATCATCTACGGGTGGCTGTGCGGTGAGCTGCTGGCCGAGGGGCAGCAGGTGCTCCACATGATTTACACCCGTTCGGCCTATCGCCGGCAAGGGGTGGCCTCGGCCCTGCTGCAGGTGACCTACCCCGAGCTCGGCAGGGCCCCCCTGTACTACACCCACGAAACGAGGGCCACCCGCTATCACCGCGATCGGTGGCAGCTGCGGGCAGCCCCCCACCTGGCACAGGTGATGTGATGCAAATCAAGCTGGTAAGGCTGAAGCAATCCCATGACGGCGTAACTCTGTACTCCACCGACTCGGCAGGGGTGAGCCTGGCCGAGGTGCCCGGGGTGGGGGTGGCCGTCACCCTGCCGGGCAACTTCGAGCGGTTGATCCCGTGGGGGAATATCCTGTTTGTTGAAGGGCAGGTGGCCCCCACTGTCAAAAAGCGGGGCCGGCCCCCCAAGGCCAAGGCCACAGCGTAGGTGAGGGGCGATGTTGCAGCTCGGGGCCACTGCTGTGGGTAGAATTGCCCACAAGAAACCCAAGCGGGGCAAGGCAGCCCTGGCCGAGCAGGTGCGCCACCTGCGGCAGGCTCAGGCCCTGCTCGGGGGCCTGTTCGAGGAGCAGGCCGCAGCTGTGGCAGACCCCTGCAGGTATAAGGCCCTGTGGACCTCTCGCCGATCGGGCAAGACCACTTGTGTAATGGTGGATTTCGCAGCCCGGGCCCTGCGGCAGCCTGCCACCCGGTACGTTTATATAGCCCTCACCTTTCGCTCTGCTCGGGATATCGCCTGGCCCATCATCAAGGAGCTGGATCGCCGCTATGCCCTCGGCCTGCGGTTCCAAGAGGCCAGCCTGCGGGCCATCTTTCCCAATGGCTCGGAGGTGCAGCTGGTGGGGGCAGACCGGCCCCAAGTGGCCTCCACCCTGTACGGGCAAAAGCTGGCCGGGGTGGCGGTTGATGAGGCCGCATTTTTCAGCATGGATCTTGAAGACCTCATCAAGGATTACCTGGCCCCGGCCCTGGTGGACCTGCAGGGGGTCTGCTGGCTGATGAGCATCCCGGGCCACCTGCCCCGGGGCCTGTTCTTCCACCTTACCAGCCAATTCCCCTTTGACGAGTATCAGCAGGCAGCCCGGCCCGAAAACACCCGAGAATGCCCTACTGCAAGCCGGTGGAGTGTTCACTCATGGGACTACCGAGCCAACCCGTGGGTAGCAGAGCGGGTGCAGGCCGAGCTCGACGAAGAACTGGAGGCCAACCCTAACGCGCTAAAGGACCCCCGGATTATCCGGAACTACCTCAAGGGCTGGCCCGTTGATGTGTCGGAGCTGGTCTATAAATACCAGTCACCTCGCAACGTGGCCGAGGGCTGGCAGGCCGGCCCCGAGCAGCGGTACACCATCGGGCTCGATCTCGGCTGGAAAGACTACGTTGCCCTCGTGGTGCTCGCGTATGAGCCGGACAAACCGGCCATCACGGTGGTGGCCACCTGGCGAGCCCGCGAGACCCTGCTTGACAAGGTGGCCGAGCAGGTGCGGGCCATGCTCACCACCTACCCCGGGGCCGATATCGTTTGCGACCCTGGCCACCTGTTTACCTTCGAGCAGCTGCGGCGAGGCTATTCGCTGCCCATCATGGCTGCCGAGAAGGCTAAAAAGTTCCAGGCAATCCAGCTATTCAATTCTGCCATGTTGGCCGGGCAGCTCCGGGTGGTGGACCCTGACCCCCACACCAACCCGTTGGTTGATGAGTGGACTTCCCTGACCTGGAAAGTCTACCCCGATGGCACCAAAAAAGAGCAGCCCGGCCAGGCTAACGATCTGTGTGATGCCTGCCTGACAGCTTGGCGGCACACCCACCATTACACCTCGGGCGAGCAGGTGCCCGAGGGCCCGCAGCTTAGCAGGGCCGAGGCCGATGAGGCCCGGCTCATTGAAGACCTTGAGGCCGAGTATTTGGCAGCCCAGGGAGAGGAATGGGATGGATACTAAAAAGTGGTGGCAGGATAAGAAAGCACCCCACGAGGGCATCACGGATGTGCTCCACCAGCTCGAAGGGCAGCTCACCGAACGCGACGAACGGTGGAAGCGCTACCTGCGCTGGTACCACAATGCACAGGTGGAGGGGTGGGCCCCGGGGCAGGGGCTCAGCGAGGCGGGAACCTGGCGATCGGGCCTGCCGAGGGGCAAGCGCCTGAGCCTCAACCCGGTTGAAAATGCCCTGAGCACCCTGGCCAGCAGAATCGCCAGCAACAAAATCAGGGCCCGGGTGCTCACGAGCACCACCAGCCCTGACAAGTGGAGCCTCAAGAAAACGGCCCAGAAACTGGAGCGGTTCATTATCGGCGAGTGGGCCCGAGGCCGGGTGTACGAGCAGGCCCCCCGGGTGTTTCTTGACGCGGGCATTACCGGGCTCGGGGCCATCAAGGTGTTTTCAGCCCATGGGCGCATTACCTATGAGCGAACCTTCCCGGGCGAGTTGGTGGTAGATGAGGCCGGCTGCCTGACCTCGGGGCATCCTCGCAGCCTGTATCAGATCAAGTGGGTGCCGGCCGAGGTGCTGGCTGCCCGTTTCCCTGGACGTAAGCACCGGCAGGCCATCGGCCTGGCTGTGGGCCGGGGTGGCACCCTGAGCAGCCACAATCCGAGCCAGGTGGTGGTGACTGACCTGGTGCAGGTGATCGAGGCCTGGCACCTGCCGAGCTCGGAGGCTGCCGGCGACGGGCGGCATGTGATCTGCCTTGCAGACCATACCCTGATGGCCGAGCAGTGGGAGGCGATGCGGTTCCCGTTCGCTTTCTTCCGGTGGAGCCCGGTGGTGCTCGGGTTCTTTCCGCAGGGGCTGGTCGAGCGCGGTGAGCCCACACAGGACGAGCTCAATAAGCTGGTGGGCAGGATCCAAGAGGCTCACCACCTGTACGCCACAGCGCAGACCTACGTGAGCGCGGGCACGGTGGACAAGGGTAAGTTGACGAACATCCCCGGGGCCGTGGTGGAGTACAGGGGCCAGGTGCCCCCATCGGTGCAAATGCCCCCATCGGTGAGCAGCGAGGTTTACAGGTGGGTGGACAGCCTGTATGCCCGCACGATCGAGGGGCTCGGGCTCAACCAACTCTCTATGAGCGGGGCCAAGCCCCCGGGAATCGAAAGCGGCATCGCCATTCGCGAGCTGCAGGATTCTCAGTCAGGCAGGTTTGCCCTGCTCAGCCAGGCATGGGAGCAGATGTTTGTTGACCTGGCCGAGCTCACCATTAACACGGCCAAGGGCATCGAGGGCTACACCGGCAGGCATATCACTGCTGAGGGCTGCGAGGATATCCCGTGGTCCGATGTGGACCTTGACCGGCAGGCATACGAACTGCAGGTATTCCCGAGCTCTTACCTGCCGCAGACCCCTGCGGGCCGGCTGGCCACTGTGCAGGATCTCCTGCAGGCCGGCTTTGTCGACGCCAAAACAGCGGTGAGCCTGCTGAATTTTCCGGACCTCGATAGCTTCACGAGCCTGAGCACAGCTGCGCTGGAGGATGTCGACCGGCAGATCGAGGCCATGCTGGCCGATGGCACCGAGGAGCACCCCGAGCCCTACCAGGATCTTGAGCTCGCCCTGAGTCGCACCACCTCGGCCCTGCTGCGGGCCAGGCAGGAGGGTGCCCCCGCGCCCCGGATGCGCCTGCTGCTCAACTATATCGAGGAGGCGCAGGATCTGCTGCAGCCCCCGGCCCCACCTGCAGGGCCCCCAATTCCAGGCCCCGAGGGCCTGCCGCCCGAGGCCATGGCACCCATGATGGGCCCCGAGGGCCTGCCCACCCCTATTCCGGGGCCACAGGATGAGGATCTGCCCCTGGCCACCCCGGAGGAGTTGCTCGAATGACCGACGAGACCACCACGGCCCCCGAGGCCCCTGAGCCGGCAGAGGCCCCCGAGGCCCCTGAGCCGGCAGAGGCCCCCGAGGCCCCGGCCCCCGATGGAGAGCTGCCGGAAGATTTCTCTATCTTCGCCACCGAGCAGGCCCCCGAGGGCGAGCAGGAGGCCCCACAGGAGGCCGAGGCCCCCGAGGGTGAGCCTGCACCCGCCCCCGAGGCCGAGGCCGCTGAGCCGGCCCCTGATGCCCCGGAGGCTGCCACCGACCGCCTGCAGGCAGACCTCGAGCGCCGCGACCGTGAGCTGCTGGAACGGGCGGCAGCGGTGAGGGCCCGCGAGCGCGAGCTGCAGCAATTCGGCCAACTGCAGGACCTGGCCCGCACCGACCCCCTGCAGGCTGCCAAGCTGGTGGGGCTCGATCCCATGGAGCTGGCTGAGCGTTACCTATCCGGCGGGCAGGCCCCCGAGCAGCCGGCAGCGCAGCAGGCCCCTGAGTTGGCCCAGCTCACCGAGCAGGTGCAGGCCCTGCAGCAGCAAATCCAGAGCCAGCAATTCGAGCAGGCCAAGGCATCGGAGCACAGCAGGATACGCGGTGCGATCGAGGCCGGGGCCGAGCAATTCCCAATGCTCAACGCCTTGGCTGCCGAGGGTGACCAGGTGGTGGGCGAGGTGTTCCAGGCAGCGCAGGCCGAGTACCAGCAGACGGGGGCCCTGCCGGACTTCGCCAAGCTGCTCGGCGGCATGGAAAAGAGGTACAGTGACACTGTATTTTCATCTTTACAGGCCCTGCGCAATTTGCCACAATTCAGTGGGAAGCTCAGGGAGATGCTGAGCGCCACCGAAAAGCCCGCACCACCGGCCACCGAAAAGCCCCCCACCCCGGCCACTGGCAGCCAGACCCTGAGCAATGCCCTGACCGGCGAGGCCAGCGTTGAACGGCGCGACCTCACCGATGATGAGGCAGACGCCGCTTTTGCTGAGATGGTGCGGAGCGGCAAACTGTTCGTAGGAGACTGAAACCAAAACCAGAGCCCTGCCACGGCAGGCATCAGCTGCAAAGCCTTATCACGGTATCACCGAGATAAGCATACCCACCCGGCCCACAAGCCTGCAGCACAGCCGGCGGGAAACCCTCAAGGCCAGCAGCCCAAAAGAGGGACTTTCCAATGGCTGACCTGAGCCTCACTAATTTTGACTACGCACTGAAGATCAAATACCCGGAGCCCCGGGTGGCAAAGCTGTTCTATGAGGCCGCGCCCACCTTCGCCCTGCTTCCCAAGGCCACCAGCTTTGTCGGCGACTCGGCTGCGATCGCCGTGCGCTACGGGGCCCTGACCTCGATCTCCGCTGCCTTCAGCACTGCCCAGACCAACAAGAACCACAGCTCCGGCGTGCGGTTCCTCGTCACCCGCGTCAAGAAATACGCGATCGGTGGCCTGGACAACGAGGTGATCGAGGCGTCCAAGACCAATGAGGGCGCCCTCATCAGCGCGGTGAGCGCGGAGATGGAGGGGGCGATCCAGACCCTCGCCGCAGTGGCCTCTGATGACCTGTTCGGCGACGGCTCGGGGCGTATCGGCTCGATCGACACCCCGGGGGCCTCCGACACCCTGACCCTGGAGAACAGCGAGGATGTGCGCCACTTCGAGCCGGGCATGAGGGTGGTGATCGCGGAGAACGCCACATCGGCCCTGCGGGATTCGAGCGCGGTGGGCACGGTGAGCGAGGTTAACCGCGCTGCCGGCACCCTGACCATGGCCGACTTCGTCACCACCACCTGGAGCTCTGCCGCTGATGGCGACCTCATCTTTCGCGAGGGCGACTACGCCACCCTGGGCGACCGCAACTGCCTGATGGGCTTTGCCGGCTGGCTGCCCGGCCTGGCTGCCCCGGCTGCCCTGTTCGGGGTGACCCGCACCACTGACGTGACCCGGCTGGCGGGCGTCTACGCCAACACCACCACCGACCCGGGCCTGTCCACCGAGGAGGCCTTGATGCTGCTGGCCACCAACGTGGGCCGCGAGGGCGGCAAGCCTGACCTCGCCGTCATGGGCATGACTCGCTTCCGGGGGCTGGTCAACGCTCTGGGCAGCAAGGTCACCTACGACAAGGCCACGGCCCCCATCACCAACGCGCAGGGCAAGCAAGTGGCCACGGTGGGCTTCGACTCCATCAAGGTCCACGGCCCCCGTGGCGTGATCGATGTGATCGCGGACCCGGCCTGCCCGGAGGACAAGGTGTACTGCCTGACTAAGGCCACCTGGAAGGTGATGAGCCTCGGGGCCCTGCCCCGGCCCGTGCTGCAGGGTGGAAAGTACCTGCGGGACTCCCACGATGCCGACTCGGTGGAGCTGCGGATCGGCTTCTACGCCAATGTCTGCTGCAACGCGCCCGGCTTCAACGGTGTGTACACCTTCTAGCAACCCTGAGCCCCCCGGGCCCCTTGAGGGCTCGGGGGTTTAGGATGGAGTGAGAACATGGCAGACCGTAGATTTCAGCGAGGCTACCAGCACCTGCGGCCCGGCGCCGTGGTGCTCGAAGGCAGCCTGACCATCGGCGCCTCGGGCGCGGTGGGCACCCTCGACATTCCCGGGGTGGCAAGCGCCACCCGCAACGGGGCCGGCGACTACACCTTTACCCTGGATGATACCTACTACGCCTTTCTGGGCATGTCGGTGATGGTGGAGAGCACCAGCCTTAACGCTGCCGAGTGGCAGCTGCGCAACGAGGATGTTAACAACGCCACCACCCCGATCGTGCGGATCCTCTTTCACAACAGCGAGAGCCCCCCGGTGGCCACCGACCCGAGCAACACCACCCTGTGGATCACCATCAGGCTGGATACCTCGGCAGCCTAGCAACATAGGAGCATCGGCCCATGGCCCGCACCAAAACCCTCGCGAACCTTCGCACCGAGGCCTACGAGCGGGCTGATGTTCGCGACTCCTACATCCCCGAGGCGGAAATGAATCGCCTCATTAATGCCAGCCTGGCCGAGCTTTACGACCTGCTCGTGTCCGTCAACCAAGACTGGTATCTCAGCTCCGACGACATCACGGTGGTGAGCGGTACGGCCACCTATGCCCTGCCGGCAGACTTCTGGCGAGCAGTGGGGGTGGATTACCAGAGCTCGAACACCTGGTATCCCATGCTGCGGTTCAATTGGGCTGAGCGTAACCAGTACCAGGACGGGGCCACCTCGCGCAGCCTCACGCGCTACCGGGTGAGCGGTGGCAACCTCCGCCTGCGGCCCACCCCTGACTGGGGCGGCACCGTTCGGCTGTGGTACATCCCTGCCCCCGACACCCTCACCCTTGACGCTGACACCTTCGATGGTGTGGCCGGGTGGGAGGAATACGCGATTGCCGATGTGGTGATCAAGATTCGCAGCAAGCGTGAAGAGGATGCCACGTTGGAGGTGGCGCAGAAAAAAGCCCTGTTTGCCAGGATCAAGGCCTCGGCTGCCACCCGCGACAGCGGCAACCCCGACCGGGTGCGAGACGTGGCGGCAGAGCTCATCGGCACCGACCTGGGAGGGTGGGAGTGAAGCAGGTAGCAACAGACCGGGAGGATGTGCGCCAGCTCCACGAGGCCACCGAGGAGGTTGAACGGGTGTTCAATCTCAAAAGCCTCGGGGCCCGGGGCAGCCTCGTCACCTTCACCTGGGACGGGGCCGGGGCGATCGCCGTGGCCCACAAGCTCGGGCGGGTGCCCGAGGGGTGGCTGCTGGTGGACCTGGACGCCAACACGGCCATCTACAGAACGGCAGACCTCAACGCCACTGATTTAGAGTTGACTGCGGGCGCAGAAGCTGTGGCCAAGGTGCTCGTGTTCTGATGGCCCTGACCAAAAAGGTAATCCCGCTCAAGGCCGGGCAGGTGGGTTTTGACAGCTCCACCAACCCGCAAATGACCGAGCAGGCCTGGCTCAAGGCCGAAAATTGCCGGTGGACGCGAAAGGGCGCCCTGACCAAGCGGGAAGGGTTCGAGGTGTGCCCGGGCACCAACAGCGAGGCCCACGCTGCCGAGTACAAGGGCGGCTTGGTGACCATGGATCGCAGCCTCAAGGGGTTCGAGGGCAGCAGCTGGCCGAGCAAAACAGCAGTAACCCTCGGCACCATCGCCATGTGGGATTACTCGGCAGAGCGCCACCAGGTGCCACAGGGCACGCAAGCCCTGCAGCCCAATAGCCTCCGGTGGGAGGCTCGCAGCCTTGAGGTGCGAACGGTAAATGAAAATGACACCCTTGCCAGCAGCCAAACAGCCTACCTGCGGAGCTACTCCACAGAGACCGGCAGGCAGGTGGCTGAAACCTCGCTGGTAAGCAGCCTGTCAGATGTTCATGCCCGGCTGGTCTATGACTCGGGGCACGATCGGGTCTATTGCTTCTATATCTCGGCGGGTGCCATCAGGTTCCGCACCGTCGACACCTCGGGGGCCATCAGCAGCGAGACCAACACGGCCCTCACCGCTGTCAATGCTCGGCAGCTCGATGTGGTGCGAACGGGCGACCAGGCCTTTATGGGCATCACCCGCGACGGTGGCGGGGCCGCTGTCAAGGTGTTCAAGATCGACTCGGCAGCCCCGGCCTACACCTCGGCGACCCATGCTTATGCCAACGTTGACGCCTGCGGTTGCTGGTACCAGGCCTCGGGGCTGTGGGTGGGGGCCTTCTATGACCACACCACCCTGACCCTCAATATCGTGGGCTACGATGAGGGGTTGGTTAATGTGTTTGCGCCCATGGCCGTGGGTCGCACGTTTGGAGCCAACGAGGAAGCCGTCAACGTGGCCGGGGTGGCCCTGACGAGCACCACCGGGCATCTGTACTACACGTGGACGGGGCCGAGCGCCAAGCCCCGGGTGGACTTCGAGAGCATAGACTTTACTACCCCGGCCACCCCGGTGGCAGGTGGCGACGTTGAAATCCTGCCCAAGGCTCAGCTCATCAATAAACCCATCGTGAGCCGGGGGGCCAGCTTCGTCGGGGTGACGCAGGCCGATCACAACATGTGGTGGTGGATAGCATCCGATGGCACCATCACCAGCAAGGGCCTACTCGGCAATTCCGGCAGCAACGCAGGGGCCGATGATTATTTCATCAGCGAAACGGCAGCCGGCAGCGACTCGGGCGATATCTTCACCTGCCCGCGCCGCATCCTTGACGCGGACGGCACCACCATCACGGGCACTACCGTGCGCCTGGCCGAACCTGCGCAGGTGCTTTCGGTAGAGACTGCCGAGAGCCTGCTGATAGGCGATAGCCTCGGCTGGCATTGGGACGGGGTGGCACTGTGTGAGCAGGGCTACCTGATAGGCACCCCCGAGACCCCGACAGAGAACAGCTCAGGGGCCACCACCGGGGTGCTCGGCTCGGGCTCGGCATTTCAGTGGTGCATCACGTATCAGTGGTACGACGCCAACGGGCAGCTGCATGAATCGGCCCCGAGCCTGGCCCTGAGCAAAACGTTCGCCTCGGGCTCGGCTAACTGGATTTACATCGACTGCCCGACCCTGTGCAATACCAACCGCACCACGGGCGACGTAAGGATAGCCCTGTGGCGCACCACCCTCGGCGGGACCATTTTTTACCGGCTCGGCAGCATCGCCAATGATGAGAGCGTTGATGTGGTGACGTTTCAGGACGACACCATCACCGATGCCGTCATTGACGACCGGGCCAAGCTGTATACCACCGGCTCGAACCTCGCCAACGGCCAGCCCCCCACAGGTGGCCCGCAGGCCCTGCACCAAAGCCGACAGTTTGTCGCTGATGCCGAGCACCCGGCCACGGTGGTGGAGTACACCAAGCAATTCGCCTCGGGCGAGACTGCCCTGGTGGCCCCCGAGTGGGGCGGTAACACCCTGAGCCTCACGGTGCCCCCTGCGGGTGGGGACATCACGGCCCTGATGAGCTACCGCGATCGGCTGCTCATCTTCAAGGAATCGAGGATCTACGCGGTGGCGGGCACCGGGCTAAGCTCTACCGGCCTCGGCACCGGGTACAACTCGCCTTACCTGCTCAACGATGGCGAGGGGGCCGAATTTGAAAAGTCGGTGGTAGAGCTGCCCACCGGGGTGGCATTCACCAGCCCGCAGGGCTTCAGGCTGCTCAACAGCAGCCTGAAGGTGACCACCCTCGGTGAGCCTGTGAGGTACTACACCGAGCTGTACGACTACCGGTCTGCCGTTCACCTGCCTGCGGCCCACCTGGCCGTGTGGGTGAGCGACCAAGGGCCAGCCCTGGCCTATGACTACCTCTATGGCCTGTGGGCCGTGTGGACGGGCACCGAGAGCGCGGACGCCACCCGGGTGGGTACCGAGCTCATCCTGGCAGGCTCCGGCGCCGGTAGCGATAAGGTGCGGGCTCAGGTGGCCGATAACTACACCGATGGGACCGACCCTTATGCCACCACCCTGGAGAGCGGGTGGTTTAGCTTCGCGGGGCTCGGGGACTACTCTCGGATTTACCGGCTCACCCTCGCAGGGTA